ATTCCCAGTTCCGTATACCGAGGGCTCTGGGCCAGAAGAAGGATACAAAAGCTTAGGGGGCCTGTGGTTTGTGCGTAGTTGCAAGGGGACCCCAAGTGAGTTGATCTCACAACTACTAGTGATTACGAGCGTCGGGTAGGTTAGCATCTGCCACACTAGTCGGTCACCGCGCAACCGTAAGTGCGTGGGGGATGGGGTCATCCATTAAACCCCCAAGAGCCGTCTTGTACTCAGGCACCCGTGGCAGGGCAAAACACCGATTTCTTCACAATCAGTTTACCATGGCCACAATCAACGCAACAATCGAGATTACAGAACGATTGCCCAGCGAGTCCAGCTGGGTCCAAGTGAAACGTTGGATCCTCAACAAGTTTGAGAAGTACGCGATTTGCGGGTCATCTAGTGACTTTAGCGAGTTGGAGTGCTACCGCACCGATCAGCGCGTCCGAGCGTGTGTGCGGGCCGAGATGCGTGAGCACCTCGGTTATGAGAGTCGGGGGACGTGCGTTGCTAATGCGATCGACACTGTCTTGAGGGAGACTGGGTATGACCTCGCGGACATGGGGTCTATCCGTCTTGCGAACAAAGGAGTGAAGCGAACGATCAGGGAGTGGGATGCGTATTTTCTGCGCATGGGTGTGGACCCGCTCGCCGCTATGTCTGGTGGCCAAGCTAGGATCGTGCCTAAGTTCGCAGCAGCCTGTGCCTTGCACATTCGCACCAAGTTGGGTGCACTTACGAACAACGAAGCGAACGTGTTGCTGGTGCAGCGCAAGTACCTCGAGTTGTGTCGCAAGCATGGTGTGCGGGATGTGGACACGGTATTGCATCAAGGTTTTGTGATGAATGCCGTGTTTACCGAAAGCGTTCTCGATGATGTCGCAGCGTCGCGTAAGCGACTACCGGCGTGGATCAGGTGGTTGGAGGTAGTTCCAGCCACCGGAACCATTCCGGTTGCGGTATGTTGAGGACGCCCGGTGAAGGTGCGCGGATGCCAAACACGCTTGAATGACGTCTTGAGGGAGAAGGTCAAACGAGAGTGTAAGGGATCGTTGTGCGTGCGCCGGAACGGGCTGTCCTGCAAGACTCGTGAGTTCACTGTTCTCACGGGACTTGGCCCAGATCACAACCTGGGAGTTTATAATAACAGCGTGGACACCATAGAACGTGCCTTTGCAGAACGATATTTTCTCTGCAAAGATGGGGAAGGCTTTAGGCCCGCGTTCAAGGTTGGTCCCTCAAGCTATCGAACACCTGAGTTTAGCGCATTCAGGGAGAGAGTGATGCGGAACATGCCGAGTTTGCCCGTGTTAACCAGTCAGCAAGTTGTTGATTCGTACCACGGCCCAAAGAAGCGTGTCTACCAAGATGCTCTATACAGTCTAGAGAAAGACGTGCTGACAGAGATTGATTCTCATCTGTCAGCGTTCGTTAAGTTTGAGAAACAGGACGTTGAAAAGGCGCCGCGCGTGATTAATCCGCGTAGCCCTCGATACAACTTGCGGTTAGGTAAGTACCTGAAACACGCAGAGCACAGATTTTTCCGTGCCATCAACAAAGCGTTTGGAGCGCATACGCATGCAACTGTCGTCAAAGGATTGAACGCTGACGACGCTGCGCGCGTGCTTGTCGACAAATGGGAGCGATTCTCCAAGCCCGTGGCGATTGGGTTGGACGCATCCAAGTTCGACATGCACGTGAGTGTGCCTGCCTTGCGTTACGAGCATTCGTTTTACGAAGCCTTGTTTCCCGGGAACAAGGAACTCCGCTGGCTGCTAAAGATGCAGTTACGCAATAAAGGAGTGGCTCGTGCATTGGATGGTACCGTGAAGTTCTCAATGGAAGGAACGCGATGCTCTGGCGACCTGAACACCTCTTTAGGAAATTGTTTGATCATGTGTGCACTTATTTGGGTGTATGCAAAGGAACGAGGTGTTGAGCTCGAATTAGCCAATAATGGGGATGACTGTGTCGTCTTCATGGAAGCGTGCGATGAAGCGCGGTTCAAGGCGGGATTGAGTGAGTGGTTCGTAAGTAAAGGATTTGCCATGACCGTGGAACCAACGGTAGATGAGTTGGAACAAGTTGAATTTTGCCAAAGTAGGCCAGTGGAGTTGAGCACTGGGTGGCGAATGGTGCGCAATGTTGGTGCATGCCTGAATAAGGATCCCATGTGCTTGCTGAGTGTACCAAATGATAAAGTCTACCGTAAGTGGCTGGCCGCAATTGGAATGTGTGGCAGTCGCTTGGCATCCGGAGTACCGGTGCTGTCAGAGTTCTATGACGTGTTTAGCCGAGCGGGAACGAACTGTTCGGAGGGCATGTTGCAAGAAGTATTCAAGAACCGCTCACAATTGCACCTAGCGCAGGGGTTGAGTGTCGGAAGTGTTGACGCGCGGTCGCGTGTGTCATTTTACTACGCTTTCGGCATACTCCCCGACCATCAAGTTGCAATGGAGCGGTTTTACCACCAAGCTAGTGTTGGGCCTATGGAAACAGCTGTGATCGACCGTCAATGGTTGGTCAACAGTCCCGGGTTTAATATTGTTACAGAGTCCAATTAGCAATATGGTGAAGCAACGTCAAATGACGAAGAACAACAACAACAAGAAGCGGAAGTCACCACCATC